GTCCTTGTTCAAGAAGTTCTCCACGTCCTCGATGTTCCCCCTGCTCTCCTCCGTGTTCTTGATCTTGTCGAAGTGGTTCTCCATGACCTCCTGCTTGTTGACGATCTGCTTGTTCCTGTGGGAGTTGAAGCCGGCCTCCTTGTCGAACAGGTTGCAGAGGTACATCTCGTCCATGACCCTCGAGAACTCGATGAGCGTGTCCAAGTCGAAGAACGACGGGAGGTGGAACCTGTCGTAGTCGTTCGACGTGTTGGTCATGTTCAAGATCCTGTCGTTGGTCATGTTCTCCGCCTGGGGCAACATCTTCATGAACCAGTCGAACTGGGTTATCCTCACGTAGGCGGCCCCGTAGGAGCGCACGGGGCCCTCGAAGATCTCCTTCGCCAACTTCTTCCTGTTCGACACGTAGGAGGTGATGGAGTGCACCAAGTACCTGTTCAACTGCAGCGAGGTGCTGGTGTCCCTCTTGTTCTCCATCAAGATGATCAAGTACATCATGTTGATCTTCGTCCTCAAGTTCATCGTCTTGTTCAGGTTCTTCGAGTTCTCCTTGTCCTTGTCCAAGATGGAGGACAACAGGGAGATCGTCACCTCCTTCATCTTCGCGAAGTGCCTGATGTCGGTGATGGAGGCGGACAACCACTTCGTCCACACCATGTTCCTGTCCTCCTCCATCTCGATGAACGAGTGCATGATCTTCGAGTTCGTCAACATCAAGTTCTTCTTCGGGATGATCAGCCTGTATCTGATCTGCTTCTGCGACGTCAACTTCGAGCCCTTCTTCACCATCAAGTAGTAGTTGCCGAAGTTCTTGGACACCGTGTGCCCCGACGAGCTGTTCAAGATGTGCCTCCTCCCCTCCATGTAGCACAAGTTCTCGAACAAGTCCGACATCGACGTGATCATCGCCCACGCGTTCGTCTTCATGAAGTCCTGGATCTCGGGCTCGAACGTGTTCGGGCTGATGGGGTTGTAGAACTTCATGTCCGCCGTCTTGCACATGTACTCCGCCAAGTCCTCCATCATCATCTTGTCGAACTTGTAGTTGATGCCGACGCCCTCCGTGTTGTAGAACTCGGACTCGATGTGCTCCTCGGACTTCTTCTCGTCCTGGAAGTCGAAGTCCCCGTGGTAGTAGACCGTGCCGTCGTCGGTGTAGTCGAACTCGCCGGCCAACGCCATGCTGTTCCCCCTCAAGTAGAAGGGCATGTTGTCCTCGTTGTTCAACCAGAACGGGGCCTTGAACAACTTCGGGATCTTGAAGTCCGTCCTCGACTCGGCGGCCTTCCTCTTGTTCGCCTCGTTCTTCATCATCTTCCACATCGAGGCGTTGATCCCGGAGTAGGAGTTGGAGAACATGTTCGAGAAGGAGTCGGGGTAGGACTCCTTGCTGATGAACGACACCATGGCCGACTTCACCTTCTTCTTGTACTCGTCCACGTCCAACTTGGAGGTCTCCTCCAAGTCCTGCACGATGCTGGTGTCCATGAAGTAGACCTTGTCCTTCTTCTTCCCCCTCATGTCCTTCCTGGAGTCGGCCACGTCGACGGCCTTCATCCTCTTCCCGTTCAACTTGTTCTTGGCGGAGATGTTGATCAACGAGTTGAAGATCTCGAGGCTGGACTCCGAGTCGGTCTCCAAGATCTCGTCCTCCTTGTCCGACATGGCCTTGAACTTCTCGTAGGAGGGATCGAGCTTGACGGCCCTCTGCATCTCGAAGATGAAGTCCAAGATCTCCGAGGACGCCAGGGAGTTCCTGATGTACTGGTACTCCCTGGGGATCTGGAACTCCGACCTGTTGGTGATCTTCCAGACGATGGCGTCGCTCTTGTAGGTCTCGTTCATGAACTCCGAGAAGCCCGTGGCCAAGCTGTAGTACTTCTTGATCTTCTTGTCCCTGATGAACCCGGCGTTCGACGTCGTGACGGAGAAGTCCAAGATGATGTTGTTCTCCTCGTCGATGTAGTCGGGGGTCTTGTTGTGGTCCTGCCCGTAGTAG